GTATTGTGTGCCATAGATCGATCTAACCCCTAATTGGAGGACGCTCCATTGTCTCTTACAAATGCTTTTGAAACCACAACTCTGCAGTGGCTTCTTACTACCGACAGCGTAACAAGACCAACTTCTTGGTATATTGGTCTTTTCACGTCTGACCCAACAGAAACTGGTTCTGCTGGCACAGAAGTTTCTGGAGGCTCGTATGCGCGGGCTGCGGCGACTTTTTCTGTGACTGGAGACACCGCAAGCAATACCTCTGGAATTGAATTTGCAGCAGCAACTGCGAGTTGGGGAACTATTACTCACATTGGCATAATGGACGCTTCCACGGCTGGAAATATGATTGTTCATGCCGCTTTGACTGCATCTAAAACCATTGCAGATGGCGACGTGTTCCGCATCCCAACTGGCGATCTTGATGTGACGTTGAACTAATGGCTCTGCGCACTGGATATGGCACGGGTGTATACACATCCGGCAAATATGGGGTTCCAGAGGCTTATGAAGGAGCGTCTGCATCATCCATTACGCTTGTCGTATCTGAGGCGGATGGCCAACGCATTGCATTGGGTGCTGCATCTGTAGAGGATGCAGTTTCTCATGTAGTAACGGGTCAAAGAGTTCAAAGCGCTTCTGTCAGTGCATCAATATCGGCAAGCGCAACTGCGGCAGGATTTACAGCCGTTGCTGCCTCTGCCGCTACAACTATTGAAACATCTGTTGCATTGTATTGGAACCGCGTCCGGCCATTCTCTGCCTCTGACGCGTCACAAAGTGACAATGTAATCAATGCACGATATAAGTGGATCAACACATCTGTTGCGCCTGTCACTTGGACGGACGCTGACTATAGAGAAGGGGCAGCATAATGGCTGACGCAACAACTACTAACTACAGTTGGACGAAGCCAGAGGTTGGCGCGTCCGAAGATACTTGGGGAACCAAGCTGAATGCGAACTGGGATGCGCTTGATACGCTTCTTGGCGGCACTAACTCCACTGAGTTTGCCATTCTTGATGGCGCGACGGTAAGCACGGCAGAGATTAACTATCTCGACATTACAACTCTCGGCACATCTCAGGCTAGCAAGGTTGTTACTGCTGATGCGAATGGTGACGTTACTTTGGCTGCTGAATTGAAGGCAACCAGCTATAACGAAAGCTATGTATCGCTGACTGCCGCTGCAACGGTTGACGTGGACTGCGAGACTGGCAACGTGTTTGCTCTGACTACCAATCAGAACACTACGTTTACATTCAGCAACCCGCCCGCAACCGGCACTGCCTTTGGGTTTACCCTGAAGCTGACCGCTGGCGGAACTCACACTATCACATGGCCTGCCTCGGTTGACTGGGCTGCTGCGACTGCGCCTGATGCACCTGCCTCGGGTGAAACCAACGTTCTAGTATTTATCACGCACGATGCTGGCACAACTTGGTATGGCTTCCAAGCAGGGGCGGCAATGGCATGAGTGTGATTAGCAAGCTTATTAGTCTTGGCGCTGCGGGGGCTAGTGGTGGTGACAGCTATTGGATTGCGTTTGACGGGTTACGAAACAGCAGCCCCACCCTAAGTCAAAAGTATATAAAAGCTCTTGCTGTTGACGGGGATGATAACATCTATGTGGGTGGAGAATATACGACAGGCGGAACGTCGCAGCAAGTTTTCAAGTTTGATAATGAAGGCTCCCGTATTACTGGCGGTGGATGGAGTGTTCCATCTGGCTATACAGGAAGCGCCTTGTGTAATATTAAGTATAGCCCCTTAAACCACAAAATAGCTGCTGGAATGCAGACAATGAGAGGAAGCAGTTGGAGTCCTTGGGATTATACGCAGGGTGCATTTATTACAGCTATGAGTGCAAATAATTTAAGTACTTTTACAACATATAGGTTTACTGGAAAAGAAGATTACGATGGCAGCATTGGGTTTTTTCATAGGGATGGCGTTGCCAACGCAGCAGTGATGCATCCAACCATAGCCAATTTGAATTACGGTTTGGTAATGAGCAACAGCGTTATGTATATAACATGCACAAACTTATCGTATCTTTTTGGCGGAAGTCCTGTGCAGTTAAGTACACAAGGAATGCCACTTGGCGGTCTTGCCATAAGTAATGATGGCAGTAAGGTGTACGCAGTTTACACTTCATATGGAAGCTATGGTGGAAGTGGTAATCGTTACGGATTTTGTATTAGCGCCATAAGCACAACGTCAGCGACTCATGTTGCTAGGTATGCTATGTATCCGCCATCTGGCACGAACAACAATGGAACAATGTCCGTTGGGGATGTAAAGGTTGACGCTAATGGAAATGTCTACACTCTTTTCATGTCAAACAATTTCCCGTCCGGCTCTTCACAAGTTTTTGTGATGAAGTTTAACTCTTCACTTTCTTTGCAGTGGCGAAAGAGAATAGTTATTTCAAATCTCCACTCTTTAACTGCCGATAGATATCAACCCGGAATCGCAGTTGATGGGTCTGGTAACGTATACGTTGCACACGTTGATGGTAGCGCTGATTGCCTGACGAAACTTGATTCAAATGGGAATTTAGAGTGGTGCCTTAAAACAACTACAAGTACCAATGGCTATACAAATGTAGAGGTAAATAGCAAGGGAACGCCAATCTGGGCTTTGCGTGAAAACATTGCAAAGATACCCCCTGACGGAAGTTTGTCAGGGTCTTATGCCTGTGGTGGTGGACGAACATTCACATTCTCTGACAATACTTCAAATATCAGCGTAGACACATCCACTAATACATTTTTAGCAATTTCAACTTTGTCTAGTATCAATGGCCTAATAACTCCAATTAGTTGGTCAGCTGAGAACACAAGAGCGGGTCAAATAAGGACCGGAAGTGTTACGGGTTCAATTTCAGAAAACCTAGTCACATTGCCATAAGGAGACACAACTGATGGCTTACGTCAAAATCACAAACGGCACGATAGATACATACCCCTACTCCGTAGGGCAACTACGCCGTGACAATCCTCAGACATCCTTTCCCAAGCGCATCCCTGACGAAATGCTTGCGGCATGGGGAGTTTACCCTGTCACATTCACTGAAGCGCCAAGCATTGACGAGCGCACTCAGAAGATTCAGCAAGACGCCGCACCTTCGAGTGTAAATGGCGCTTGGCTGGTTGGCTGGACAACTGCCAGCAAGACCGCAGAAGAAGTGAAAGAATATGACGACAATGCTGCTGCCCAAGTTCGTGCAGAACGTAATGCGCTTCTCGCTGAATCTGACTGGACGCAGATTGCCGATGCACCTGTCGACGCTGCTGTTTGGGCAACTTACCGCCAAGCCCTACGCGACATCACATCTCACGCAAACTTCCCGCACCTAGACGAAGCCGACTGGCCAGTTAAGCCGTAAGGGAGGGAGAGCATATGCCCCTTATCCCTCTTGAAATTCCACCGGGGCAATATCGCAACGGGACGGAATATCAGTCGCAAGGTCGCTGGCGTGATGCCAACCTAGTTCGCTGGCATGAGGGTGCAATGCGCCCTGTTGGCGGCTGGCGTCAGCGCGGCACCGTAGATATTAGTGGTGTTGTTCGCTCAATGCTTGCTTGGGAGGATAACAGCACCAACAGACGTTTGGCGTTTGGCACGCATGACAGTTTGTTCGCAATGACATCTGGAAATGTTGTTTCTGACATTACGCCTGCAGGTTTTACTGCTGGCCGAGTTGATGCAACATCGTTCACTGGCTACAGCGGCGGCGTTTATGGCAGTGGGCTTTACGGTCTGCCTTCTGAGGATACTGGTAGCCTATTGCCTGCCACCACATGGTGCTTAGAAAATTGGGGTGAATACCTACTCGCAATGACGCCGGATGATGGCAAGATTTACGAGTGGCAACTAGACAGCGCAACGCCAGCGGCTGTTCTTAGCAATGCGCCTACTGGCTGCTCTGGCATGATGGTGACAGAAGAACGCTTTGTTTTTGCCTTTGGTGCAAACGGAAATCCTCGCACCGTGGCTTGGTCTGACCGTGAGGATAACAACACTTGGACTGCGGCGGCTACTAATGAGGCTGGCGATATTCAAATCCAAACCAATGGCGTTATCCTTAAAGGTCTGCGCACCCGTGGCCAAGCATTGATCCTGACAGATCAGGACGCTCACACGGCGACATACCAAGGTCCACCGTTTGTGTATGGCTTTGAGCGCGTCGGCACGTCTTGCGGGCTGATTGCGGCCAACGCTGCTGCGACGGTTGATGCAGGGGTGATCTGGATGGGCAACCGCTCGTTCTTTGTCTACTCAGGCGGGGCTGTTCAGCAAATTCCATGTGACGTGGCTGACTATGTGTTCAGCGACATGAGCAATGACCAAAAGTCAAAAGTTCATGCAGTGGTGAATAGCCGCTTTAATGAAATCTGGTGGTTCTACCCAAGTGGCGGCAGCACTGAATGCGACCGTTATGTTGCCTTTGACTATGCCGAAAACATCTGGATGACAGGCGATATTGACCGCACCGCTGGTGTGGATCGCGGCGTGTTCCGCCAGCCGTTTTGGATTGCCGCTGATGGCGTGCTTTACGAGCAAGAGATTGGCTACAACTACGGCACTCAAACACCTTTTGCTGAAACCGGGCCGATTGCTCTTGGCGCTGGAGATCAGGTAATGTCGGTCACAGGCATGATACCTGACGAGAAAACGCTTGGCGACGTAAATGCCACGTTCAAGACGCGCTTTCACCCGACAAGCACAGAACGCGACTACGGCCCTTACAGCATGGCAAACCCGACAAGCCTGCGCTTCACTGGGCGGCAGGTTCGCATGCGAGTAACTGGCAATTCCAACTCTGACTGGCGTGTTGGCATCATGCGACTAGATGCAGTTGCAGGCGGGCGGCGATGAGAGTTGTTCCGCCTATCACACCAGACATCCGCCAGTGGGCAGAAAACATGCGCCGCTTTCTTGGTCGTGCGTTAGACCAGCTTGGCTTCAAAAAGGCTAATTCATCTGCTGATGAAAATGGCGTTTTGCTGTGGGATAACACCAACGGCTACCCTGTTGTTTCCAAAAACGGCGAGTGGCGGCAGATTATCTTAGAGGATGGTAGCGCCAATCTTTACATCCCATCTGATGTTGTGGCGGCTGCTGCCAATACTGCATACCCACTTACTTTCACTATTGGCCAAGCTAACGGCATCACGCTCGGAACCCCTGCATCTCGCATCGTCTTTGCTGAGCCGGGTGAATACATGCTTTCATTCACATCTCAAATTTCGTCAACAAACTCAAGCCAAGTGAACTTTTGGTTCTGGCCACGGCTCAATGGTGTGGACATACCGACATCAGCTATGCAGACGAGCCTATCATCAAACGGTGCCACGAATGTTGTGGCGCGCACGTCAAACTTTCATATCAGCTCCGGAGACTACATTGAGGCATATTGGGCTGTCAGTGATGTAACTGGCTACCTTCACGCCCACGCTGCGACTGCGTTCTCACCATCAACACCAGCAGCCACGCTGGCTATCAGTCGGGTGCATGGATGACCCCCAACATTTACGACTACAGAAAACAAATTGATGCCGCCCTGAAATACAGTGGCGGCACGCATTTATTTGAAGATGTAGTAGAGGCTGTGTCTTCTGGTAATATGCAAATGTGGGCAAACGGCGAGACTGTGGCAATCACTGAGGTTTTAGTGTATCCTCGCAAAAAAGTTCTGCATGTTTTCATTGG